CAGCAATAAAGCGGTTGCGATACTTATAACGCCAACGCCAAATGCGACTAATTCGTTCGGTGTCATTTTTCGCTAAGGCCATAATCTGCTTCACTCCCGGACTTTGGATCTAATGCTTTTGCTACTGGAGCAACAATTGCACCAAGCATAGTTGCATAAGCTGGATGAATGTCAGCCACGATTGCTAAAGCAACTGTAATTCCACTAGCTGCGACAGCTCTCAAATATGACTTAATTGCTGCTTTGTGTTTTTTAGATAGTTTCATTAATTGCCTTTCAGTAGTGGGATGTCGAACTTCTCGCCAGTTTGATTTGGTTTGAAAGAAATATGGATGTGCTTATGGTGTGGATTGATACCGCGATACTTAACCCAACGCCATAGCGACTTTGCTGAACATATTTTACCAGCGTGGATTATGTAAGAAATACGCTTATCTTTTTTTGCTGTGAGTCGAAGCTGATCTGCCAGAGCATGACTAAGCCCTTGCTCGTCAGATAAGCCAGCGTCAATATCGATCGCGCATACTTCACCTGATGGTCGTGGGTTATGGTCGGATTTTCTTGATTGATGCTTAAGATCACCGATCCATCCATCAGCTTTCCTGCTCCGATCCACAAAGGCATGATTAATCTGATCTCTTAAAGTATCAGCAGCTTTGGATAGGTAAGGCTTCATTAGCCAAGAATCAATTTAAGTTCATCAGCAGATAAACCAATACGATCTAAAATTGCCTGTTTTTGAGCTGCTTTTATTTGATCTTGCTCTAATTTCCAAGCATCAAATTTATCGAAACCATCTTCAAATTGTTTTTTAGTAACCGGCTTTACACCTTCATCATAAGTGATTTTTGAAAAATCATCTCCCATAATAGTATAACCACCAGTTGGGATTAACATGCTTAAAACTTCACCACCTGTTGCCATTATGCACCTATTTCTAAAACAGTAATTGTTGATGTTGAACTAGATCTTCCAAAAATTACATTTGCAGTTCCACCACCGGAAGCGGCTTGAATTTTGTATGTTGTCGCTGATGTAGTATTAGGGGAATCTAAATAATTAACTGCATAATCTACAACATTAAAAATTGCTGAATTTGTGTAACATAAAGCAATATGAGATGATAAAATTGTCGAATCTCTTACCAAATCAATGTTTGCATAAGTGTTTTGGTTACCAGCATCTTTTGCTACTAAAGCAGATGCAATAACAAAAATTTTGCTTGTTGCGGAACTAGGTGTAATCGTAACTGTCAAACCTGTATCGGCCATCGTAAAAGATGAAGTTGTAAAAGCAGTTGTATAATTTGAACTTACAACTTGCAAAACTTTACCTGCTGATACGGCAGCCCATTTTAATCCTGTTGCTGTTGATGAATCCGCTGTCAATACTTGATTATTTGAACCAACTGCTAATCTAGCAACTGTGTCTGCTGCGGTTGCTGCAATAATGTCGCCTTTAGCATCAACAATTGTTTTAGCAATTGCTGCGCTTGCATTATTAAAAACAGTTGTATCAATTGCAGTTCCAAGCGAACGAATTGCAGCTGCGCCATCTTTGACCAGCGCGGTGTCATCTGGAGTAGTCCAGCTATAATTGGTAGTGGTTGCCATTTTATCCTATCCTCATGCGACTATTGTAGCGTATTCCCAAGTTAATGTTGGGTCTATTGTGTTCCAAGCCTCTGTAATTGGGGTGGTATTCCAACGCATCGCCACTTGGCTAAATGCAACTGGAGAAACATTGATTGTTAAAAACAGCTCATTAAACCTAGTGCTCCATGACCAGCCCTCAACATAACCTTCAAAATCTCCACCTGATATTTGATTTGGTAGGTTTTGAATATGAACTGGCATCCCCATAAATACAGCTAGTAGATCATCCCGATCTGCGTTATCTATTTCAGGGTTAGTGATTGGGAATGTGATCGATTGAAATGCTGGGATTGGATAAGCTCTTTGGGCTATGTATCGATCGGCAATAGCCTGAGCATCAACAGCACCTTGAACCCTTGAGTTTATGCTTTCAGATTTGTAGCCATATAAAGCAATTGAAGCTGTGTCTATGGCGGTAACCTGTGAATTAAAATTATTGCCATAATTAATAAAAATATCATTTCTAACATCTGCTGATCGCATAATTGTAGATAAGCCAGCACCTAAAGCATGGCGAGCATCTAATTCAACATAACCATTTGTTAGCAAATAATTTTGTCTATGGTCTGCATCTGCATAACCTATATTTCCAGCATTGTCCTCATAAAGATAACCAAATGCTGAAGTGGCAATATCAGCAACAACATTATAGATGGTATCTGTAAGGCTAGATTGAGCGGTCATAGTATAAAGACCAGGCTGATCTATTTCCCCAAGTCCTAGATTGACTGCATTCTCCCAAGTTTCGGTTGCGTTGTAGGTTGCCCAAGTTGAAGCTGATGGCACATCATTCCAAGTTCCAAGTAATACGCTAGAAAGAATCTCATAGATTTGGTTGCCATCCTCATCTTGAGAAATGTTGTCATCCCAAATTTCTTTGGTTAATCTTGTTAATGAACCCATAGCTAAAAGGGTGTATTGAATAACTGTTGCTGTGGCTCCAGTAGCACCTACCTCAACAGTTACATCTGTTATATCACCACCAAATAAACTTACATAAGATCCAGTTGAATCTTTTACTTGCAGATCAAATGAATCATTTATGTCAAAAGGTAAAGTTTGATTATTTAATGCAACCAAAGAAATCTGCATATATGAAGGAAGCGCCTGTTGGTAAATATCTGTGCGCCCTGATTGATGCTGAACATCTGATATTGCTATGTCAGTATAATCAACCCCACCGACAGTTAATTTCCAGTCTGGTGTAAATGCTGACATTATCTATCCCTTAATGCGCTGACACTTCTAGCAGATTGAGCATTTAATGTTTTGGCAACAGCTCTTGCAGCACCTTCGCCATCAATTGCATTAACTGTAATGTTTGTAATTTGACCCATACCGCCACCGCCAAAATTACCGGTTGAACTAGGCACTTTAGGTAATGATGATCTACTAGCTGATGGTGCAGGGTTTGGAATTGATCCAATATTGACACCAGGAATTATATTAACCACTCTAATTAACTCATTTGCTAACGATACGACTAATCCAATTGCTTCTCTTAGGAATGTAATAAATCCTGAAATAATTCCACTAACTACGCCAATTGCTTTTCCAAAACTTTCAGCACCTCTTTGAGTTTCGGTAAGGCTGGCACTTAATCCTTCATCACCAGTTAATCCTGCAATAAAAGCATTAAGGGTTGGAATGCCTGTATCGTTTAAGAATGTAATAAATTGCTCAACTGCTGGAAGTAATGCTGCTCCTAAACTTTCCTTAGCCTCGTCAAATCCTACTTTTAAGCGATCAATCTTTCCTTGAAAGGTTTCAGCATTTGTAGCTGCTGCGCCACCATATAACTCTGCTAATTTGGCTTGAACTTCGGTAAAAGATAATGTTGCAAGTTCAGCCTTAGATAATCCAAGTCCTAATCTGCCAAGAGATGTAACATTTCCATCTTGAGCCCGACCTAAAGCATTTGCAACTGTTTCTAAATCTTTACCTGATGCAGCACTGATATCTAAAGCAAGGGTTAATAACTTTTGGGCTTCCTCAGTTGATTTTGTAGATACTGCCAATCTTTGCATGGCTGGACGCAATTTATCATCTGCAACGCCTGTGGCTAAAGATGTCTTTAGGATCATGTCCTCAGTTGCCGCTATTTGGGCATCAGTAGCACCTGTGGCCTGTCTTAGGGCATTGGCTAATCTTAACTGTGCCTGTTCATCCTCTATCGCAGCCTTGACCCCATCTATGGCTAATTTGCCAGCATAGGCAACGGCAGCAGCAGCAGCGACCGCAAAAGCAGCAGCAGCCTTCTTTCCAAAATCTGAAATTTTGCTTGAGTTAGTTTCAACGGCTTTATCAGCTTCGCCTAACTTCTTTTTTAAGTCATCAACATCAGCAAGGATCGATAACTTTAATGTTCTATTACCGGTTGCCATTAGACCCATTCCTT